TTCCTTGTTTAGAGGTACTAGGTATTCGGGGTCGTTCATTCGGTATCTCCGACTAAAATGCTTAAAGCTCTACGGAGGTCCCTAATTCTGTGATACAGAACAAAAGCGACGGAGTATGCGGCGGATTCGTTTTTAAACCCCTTGCTTAAGTTATCGTTCATGATCGCTTCGATCTCAAACAATTCTGCCTTTATTTCTGCTAGATTCATTTTGCCCCCCTTGCAGGCATCGTCAAAACCACCATATTTCTCGACTCCATCCGAATTGGAGCATCGGTAAGTGAAAGAGTCGCGTCGTCCCCGGCTTTATTCAAAAAGCCCGAAAGATATTTGGCGGTAATATTCAAAGTAAACTCCTTGGGCTCGAAGAACGGGTCGGGTTCCAACTGCTCGTATTCGGATTCGTCGGAGGCGATATTCCCTACTCCCACTGACTTCCATTGTACCACATTTTCCGAGAAATGGAGGGAAATCACTCCCTTATCTTTTTCCTCGTCGATGAGAGGTTCAAGCGTTCGGAGAGCGGACAGCCAGTCCTGTGGATTCAGCTTGATTTTCATGAGCGAAGGCTTGACAAGCAAAACATCGAATCTCGGATATGCCTGAACCGGTTTCGAAGCATAGACAATCGTGTCTCCGGCTCGAAGCTGCAAGTGAGTATCGGACTCCCCGATTTCGATTTTAGGACCGTCCATTATTTGGACAACCGCTGCTGCCGTGAGATTGATCAGCCCCTCAGCTTCATAAGGTATCGCTTCCCTAACTTCCGCCACAGTAGGAACGATAGAGTCTGTTCCCACAACCCGGTAGCCCGGCGGCTGGTTATCCTCTATACCCATTGGCAGGCTCTGAATCTGCACGACGCCGCCGAACGCCGCCGACTTCGCTGTCGAGGCCGAGGCCACTGCGAGGGACAAAACCTTCTTGAAATTCGGCAGGTCCAAAGACAAGAACGTCTCTGGGAAGCTGGGCAGAGTCACTGGCTTCACTATCTGAATTTCCAGTTCCACCTGAGCCTTCTTTCCCGACTTCAGCGTTAGGGATCGCTCTCCGAGAGTGGCTTCTACTTCCCCGCTCGACCGATTGATAACTGCCGAGAGTTTCTTCGCAGTGATCGTAAAAGGCTTCTCGAAGCGCGGCCCCGGAACCACGACTGTCGCTTCGGAGTCCTGTGCTACAATCGTGTCCCCGTCGAACCGGTAGAAGTCTGTCTTCACCGGTGCGAGTTTCTTCAGGGAGTGCTTGAGTTCGCTTGCTTGGAATTTCATTGCTTGATCTTTCTTGCCATGAATACTGGCTGCGCTTCTCTGTCCACCGAGAACTTGCCGAGGAGATTCACTCCATCTTCGTCGTACAGGTACAACTCAATGGGCCACGATTCATGCTCCCACCCGTCGCAATTGCGGTGATAGTGTTCCGCAGCGTCTTCTGCTACCCAGTTGAGATTAGTTCCGTCCCACTTGGATTCAAATTCCTCCCTCTCTTCCGCGCCCCAGATATCCGGTATGGTAAATGTGTATTTGATTTTCATTTGTATTCTACCTCCACAGACCCGTACTTCCGGATATGAGTTATCAACTTGCTCACGTCCGGATATTTATCTGATGCCTCAAGACCTTCGAGAAATGGAACAGAACTTTCGTCCAACATGAAGTTTTCGTGACAACTCCCATCATGCAGTCCAAATCGTTTAGCAATCGGCCACTTCAGATCATACGATGATCCTAGTTCTCTTCGTTCCGACGGAGGCTTGTACCAATACATGTTAACGCTCATTTCCCGTACACTCCCTTCCGGCAAATATACTTAGTCAAATGGGTGCTCTTCGTGTGTGATATCCAGAGCGTCGAAACTCGCGAACTCTCCGAAAAAGTGAAGTAAATGACTGGCCTTATTTCCGATACCCCTGAAACGATTCTTCAACCATTCTAATAGAGTTTTCTCTTCGTAGGCGTCTGATTTCTCGTCTTCTTTGTTCAGGTCTCGGTGGATCGCCAGAACCGCCGTACAGGTATCCCCGGCTGTAGCGGACCCCTTCACGTCGGATATCTGGGTCTTTTTCCCCCGCGCCTGCTGTCCGGCCTTCCTTGGCTGAAATACTACCACGAATTTCACCCCGTAGGTAACAGCCAGTTGCTTGATTCTTGTTAAGGCTCTGGCCAGAATACGGACATCATCATCGATCCCAGACGTATAGAAGTGAATATTATCCAGAACTACGATGGTAGCTCCCGTCCGTCGAATTGCTGCCTCGATGATATCCAGAACTTCGTCAAGGCTGGTAATCGTAGGATTGTTGCCCACAAAGTACCGTACTCCGTCAAGCTCATCCGCCGCCATCTTCAAATCTTCTTTGGTGAGGAAGTTCCTGTTCTTCCGAAGAACCTGCGCAGCCACCATTACCGAGATTTCCTTGGGGGACAATTCGCATTGCCAATTCAGAACTGTTTCGTCGTACTTCCTTGCACCAAACAAAGTGAATTGCAAAGTGAGAGCCGTCTTACCTTGCCCGGTCGATGTGGCCATTACACCCAAGACAGAGCCCGGACCCAAAAGAGCAGCCTGATCCACCTCGGCCCACGGAAAACGGAGCCTGTTGGGAACATCGGTTAGGTTGGCATCTTTCCCGGTCCGCATTACTTCTTGGATGGAGTAGATATCCGGCGGCAAATTTGCTTTCGCCTTTGCTGTTAGCTCCTCCACCTTAGTCCGAAAAATGGACACGTCCCGGTTACAGCCGTTAAGGAAAAATTCGTTCGCGTCCTTATGCGGTTCAGGCCACTTCAGGATGTAGGTTCTTTCGCCGAGTTCCTTGAGCAGCTTCTCCATGTATCCGGAGCCGGTCTGATCTGTGTCCCCGGCGAGGATCACACACTCTGCCTGCATGAGGATGTCTTTCATATCTGGTGTTAGTTTCGTTCCCGCAGAAGGAACAGATACTGCGTGGAATCCAGCTTGTTCTAGGGTCAGGCAGTCGATTTCTCCTTCTACGAGGTAGACGGCGTCGAACGGCGACACCGTCTCTGCGTTGAACAGGGCCGTTGCCATCTTCGGACGGCGGGCAAATCCTCCGGGCTTCTTCCGCACAATGGACCTAAATTTGATTGACACAACATCGTCGCCCTCTACCGAGGGAAATCCTACCCAGCCTTTATCGGCGATGTCAGCGCCGTCTTGACCGGCCCACGGACCGAGGTTCTGAACAAATCCTAGATGAAGTCTCTGTGCGGTCCCGGGCCCAATTCCGCGCTCTGAAGACAACCACTTCAGACCAGTTTCTGAGTTGGTAAGGGCGTCCTCCATCTTCTGCCATTTACTTAGGGGGATTCGCTCATAGACTTTCGGCTCCGAGACCGGGGAGAAAGTAGACTCGACCTTATCCTTGGCCTCGAACCATCCTCCGATTTCCTTCTTCACATGTTCCACGGCGGTCTTGAAGTCGCAGTTGTCAACCTTCTCCAGCAACTGGAAAATATTCCCGGCGGCTCCGCAGCCAAAACAATTGTACCGCATGTCCTGGAACACAGTAAAACTCGGGGTTTTTTCTCCGTGAATTGGGCAGAGTCCGACGTGTTTGTCCCCGGTTTTTCTTAGTCCTTTTACAAATCGAGAATAGACCCTGATCACCCCGGGATTCGATTTAATGGCGTCCAAATCGTCCAAGCTAAATCTCCCCGTAGGTAGAACTTTTCTTCCAGGAAGAGGAAGTCCTTCGATCTTTAATCCTCGGCTCCTCATCAATCGCTATTTTCTCTGCGATCTGCTCTCCGTCCATGAGCATGGCTTCCTCTTCGTCGGCGTGGTCAGCCATAACCTTCGCAGCCTTGTCTATGGCCGAAGCCACGTCGAAATCAACCCCAAAGATAAACCCATAATGCTCAAGAAGTCGTCCCGCATACAGCACTTCCGGCTTGATTTTGGTGTTGGTTCGCAAAGCCCAATCTGCCATGCACATTAGTTTATCCTCGCGAAGCCGTTACATTTCGCCCATTCTTCAAGTTGTTCCTCGGAGAAAACATCCTCGGGAAGGAGGGTGTCGGCAATCCACTCCGTAACTTCAACCAAGGATTCCCGAAGAGGCTTTTTGCGAAACTTTCGTCTAGTTTAGTTCCGAATCTGCTCATTGTTCCTCCTCAAAACATACGGTCAAGAATTTCGCACAGATAGGCCGTGTTTACTTTCTCTGGGTCTTTCTCTTTCAAGCGGTCGATGACTTGCAGGAAATAAGCAGTATCAACTCCTGTTAGCTGATCTTCCAATACTTTTAGGTCGGTAAGATCAAGGGCGCTGATCTGCATACACATCTTGAGAATCTGTCCGGCGTTGATCCTCCATCCACGGGCAATGAACTTCCGGAGGCGCACTACAGAGCACACCGGGTACAAGCTGCCGACATATTTAAGTTCCTTGGATAGGCAGCTTTCAAGGGCCTCGGGACGCAGCGTCAGAGTTTGATCCCAACTCTGCCACCATGAGGTGCAGTGAACGAAATCATAGTTCTCGTGAATTTTTTCCGGCTCCCCGTAGAACCTGAGTACGAGTTGGATTTTGTTGCTCAGTGTAATTGCATTGCTGCTTAGGAACACTGGGCGGTACTTAGAATCTTCGGGGTTCTTGGCGAGTTCAATTTGGGTGTCGTCGCGGGTATCCGCAGCTTCCTCGGGGTCCGCAATTACCTTCTGTACGTAGTCCGATCCCTGCTGATCCGGGAACCCCTCGAAGTACCGGTACTCGCCTTTTGGTGTAGTTTCAGATGCGGCTCCGGCAGACTGAGCCCTGACCTTTACTCGACCGTCTTCGTCGGTCACAACCAGTTCAAAATCCGTCTCTCCGTGTTTTTCATTGAAACGGGAAACGTAGTAATTCGCTACGGCTAGTGTTGTGTCATGGTCTCGGAAATAAATGTCGAAGTCATTGACCGGCTCCCCGAGGAGCATGGACACGATGCAGCCGCCGGTGACGATGGTGTTCTTCCTCACAATTGTTCGAAGGTC